ACACCTCAGATTTTTTCTCCTTTTGTTGTTTTTCAAAAGCTGCCTGAGCTTCCTTAGTCTCATTCAACTTCGCTTGTTTGTATCCTAGTTCAGATATTTTAGCCATTGCCGTTGCTTCAGCGCCAAGATCTTGTGCTTCTCTAGCTGCTGCAAGTTGTGCTTTAGCTGCTTCAATACCTGTAGTGATACCTTCTTCTGTTACAGAAATAAAGTTAGGCTCTATTTTTTTGAGTTTAGCTTCTGTATCTCTCTTATCCTTCATTACTCTTTGAGCATAAGAAAGAGCTTCATCTTTTTGACGTTCTGCTTCTCTCCATTTTTTAGTTAGCTTAGCTATTCTTTTCTGTACGCTGTCACTATAATCTTTCAATTCATCTTTATTTTCTTTTACATCTTTCTGTGGGGCTGTCTCTTCTGGAGCAACCTCTGTTGTTTCTACCGGAGTTTTTTCTTCGACCACTTCTCTGATTGGAGATTCTTCTTTTTGAACAACCTCTTTTTCTTCAATCGCAGCTTCGTCTTTCTGTTCAGGTATATCTACATCCATTGCTGGACCCGATGTGTCGATATCAACTGTTTTCTTTTCTTCTTCTGGCATAGTTTTCTCCTATCTATGTTTTAGTATTGATGAAGTATATCTTCGGGGTTATCTATCGTGGCTAATACTTCATCATCATTTAGCAAACGGACTTCACCCCCGTCAATTTGAATTCTACTCCCTGCATATCGTGCAAAGATTACCCAATCACCCTTCTTGCACCAGGGGCCTTCTGGAAATTTTTCTTTATCATTATAAATATCTGGGCCAGTTTCTAAAATCAATCCACATGTAGAGGCAACTTGTTGACGCTCTAAAGTATCTTGACCTAAGTATAGACCACCCTTAGTTTTTTCAGGCATTTTAAATGGAAGAACTAATAATCTCCATCCAGTTGGTTTTGGTAATTTAGATGATTCTTTTGTTTTTAAACGTTCGTAACTATCTAATTCTTGCTGATGTTTTTTATCAGCTTGTTCTTGGTATTTTTCTGCCAAAGCATATTTAATCTTTGGTGTTGAATTTGATGACGCTTCCTTTTTCATTTTGCTCCTTCTTATTTAGCAGGTTAGAGATATCCTGTGATATTTTTAAATAGGCATGTGCCTGTCCCATCATATATTTATATTTTTCCATATTGTCAATACCTCCAGCTATCATAGCGTCGCCAATTTGTTGGTATTGTTCTTTTAAGATTCTTTGTATTTTACTTATTAGTACTATTTCGTCCATTTTTACTCCTTTTTTAAATTAAATGAATATGAAATTCTTTTACTGCTTCTATCTCCAGGTAATACATAATGGAGTAAATAACAGGGAAAAATGATATAATCAAAAATTTTAGGTTTTATTTCAAACACTTCATGCTCTCTAGCAAAGCAAATATTATTACTATTATTAGAAAGATATAATACCCCTGCATGAGTAATCCCCTCCCCATGATGAATATGTGGTTTATTATGGGAATCTTTTCCTAAAATATTTAACCACCCATTTAATGGTTTAAAAGAATAAATATTTCTTAAATAATTATGTAAAAAAATATGAAGTTCTTTTTTCCCCTCAAATTCATCATGAATTTGAAATCCTTTTACACATGAAATGGTGTCTGTGACCTTATCATCAGTACAGTTTTCATCTATATATTTAAGTATTTGATTATATATTTTTACAGGGACTGGTAACTTGCCATGAAATACAGGGACAGCAAATAAGTTATAAGTGTTTATCATTTTTTTTACTCTTTTTCCTTTTCTTTTTCTTTCCTACTGGTTTACTTCCGTATGCTTTCGTCCACTCTCTAGCTATCTTAGGTTCGTTTTTCCAGAGATAACGTCTTTGTTTTTCAGATTTAAAAGGCATCTATATTTTAGGCATCTTAAATCCAGGATTAGAATAGTATTTTGCGTAAGATTTATTTCCTACTTTAACACCTCCCAAGTCTCCAGAAACATAACTTCCATTATAGTTTTGTTGAGCTTGTCTAATCATAGAGTTATCTCCACCATGTTTAAAATGTTTTCTCCCTTCTAAAGCAAGTGTTCTAGAAGCTTTAACAGGTGGTTTTTTCTTTTTTCCACCTTTCAATTGTTTAAGAAGTTTTTGGAGATTTTTTCTAGACATTAAACTTTAGATCGTGCACCAACTAAAGTGATATTCTTAGTTGAACCATCAAAGTTAGTAGACTTTCTACCCTTAGTTACATTAATTGGAACTGCATGAGCAGATCCAGTTGGAGCCAAACCTGAACTAGCTGGTGTTGGAGGAGTTATTCCTCTTCCGTTACCTGCACTTGTAGGTCCGTTTTTAATTAATATAGAAGTGTTAATTCCTCTTCTATTCATATTAACCTCTTTTTAGTTCTCTTACGACTCTTCTTTTCTCAGCCTTAAGATTTCTTTTACCTTTTTTAGTGTAAGCTTTTTCCGCATCAACTCTTCCTAGTTCTTCTAGCCTGTTCATACGTCTTGTATTTTTTCTAGCTTTGCCACCTCTCTTAAGTCTCTCTCTTCCAGTTGCCCAAGCATCACCTGCTACTCTAGGTCTCCCTGAAGTTGAATGAAATTTTTGTGCCATGATTTCTCCTTATTTATTTACTTTGTTTTTACGACCGAACTTAGCTTTTCTTTTTCCCCAAGCTCCATAAGATTCATCTCTTCTAGCTTTAAAAGATTGTTTCTTACCAGATTCTTTTCCACGTCTCATTCCTAAAGACTCATCTTCTCTAGCAGCGTAACCTTGTTTTTTCTTTTTAGTCGAGCCACCTTTTTTGTATGGAAATCTTACATTTGATCTAACACCATTTTGTCTCATAAGTTTTTCTCCTTGTTCTATTTATATTGTTTTTAATTATAGTTGTCTACCTTATTTTTTCCCATTCCTAAATATTTGTGTACCCTTTATACCAAAAATACTCGCGCAGACGAGAATCCACAAATTTGTAAACCAGCTCGGCAATGCCTGGAAATGCTCGAAGAAAGTTTTTATTTTCTCCATAGCAGCCGGATCGTCCGACCAGACCCCCCAAGCGAGCACCAAAATGGGCAACGTTAAAATCGCTAAAACCACCTCGTCCTTGTAGTCGTTTTGACGAGCTTCTAACAATTTTCCCTGGTAAGCTTCCTCACCTCGCGCTTGTCGCTCGGCGTGCATTAACTGTGCATCTGACATTGCCATTTTCGTCTTTTGACGATTGGCATAAATTTTACTTCCAGCGTTTATCGCTAATTTAATAGCACTAAACCACATAGCTTAATACCACTTAGCAGTTTTTTTCTTATCAGCCAGCATTCTTTTAGTTCCTCTTACCTCAACTTTGTCTCCAGTTGGGATAACGTTCCACTGCATACCGTCTGCAAGTGTTTTTCCTCTAGGATCTCTTTCAAGATTCTGAGAAGGAATGCTAACATCTGTCTCTTTTGTAAAAGATTCTTTTTTAGCCATTGTTTCTCCTTATTTTTTTCTTAATTTACCCAATGTTATAGCAAATCTTGCTCTTTGTCCAAGTTTTCCTGGTTTCTTAGCAGCTGCTTTTAACTTTGAAGCGGGTATTGTCTTACCTTTTTTAACACCAAGAGATTTTCTTAGTGCTCCAGGTTTTTTTATCGCTTTTTTGATGTTTAATGTCATCTATTTTCTCCTTTGTACTTTTCAATTTCAACACTTGGTATCATTTTATCCACATTTGGCATAGTTTTACTAAGTATTGTCTTCTCAATTGAAGTATCAGCTCTCATTTTAGCTAATTCTTCGTTTTGTTGAAGCTTGTCATTATGTTCTTGTTGATTCATCATCGCTTTCATACGATCAAGATTAATTTTTTCTTGTCCTTCAATTTTTTTACGTTGATTATCCATCGCTCTAAGGTCTAACTCTCTAGATCTTAGCTTAGCAATTGGATCATTATCAAATTGAGAGGTAATTGCCTTCTCTTCCTTCATGAATTCTTCCATCATTTCAGCAATCAATACAGCTTTTCTTGCTTCTATCTTTTGAGACATCTGCATTACCTGTTGTTGAAGCTGTGGATTTTGTTGAGCCATCTGAGTCATCTGTGCAATCTGTGCTAATTCCTGAGGGAACTCTAGTTCAATCTGTTCTTGAGCCATTAAACTAATATGTTCAAAAACATTTTTCTCCATAGCTGCCATAACCATCGGATTATTTCTAGCAATATTGGTTGCCATAAAATTTAAATGCGAAGTTATATGAGCTCTATGATCTTGACCAGGGAAAGCTTGAAAAGGTTTTCCGGATAAAGCCATAATGTTTTCTAAACTCGGATCCAACGGTTGAGGTGGTTGAGGTTTGATTAATAACGTATCAATATCTTTTACACCTAACGCTTCATACATATTTCTATACGCCTGATACAAATTATGTATTTGAGGATTTGAGCTTGCCAGCTGCAACTCTGTTTGCGCGAGGGAAATACGCTGAGTTTGAGAAAAGATGTTGGGATCAGCAACTGGCAATATATCCACCCGATCATCAAAGTCTGCTTGTTTAATCATTCTTTGACCCCCAACTACGTCGTACGGATATTCCGGTGGTAGATATAACTTGAATACTCTTGCTAATAATCTGAACTCAGATTTTAAAGAAGAGTAAATTCTTTTATGGATAGCAGACATAGTTCTGCTTCCTCTTTCAAGAAGAGCAACAGTTGTACCAACAGCTGCCTGTTGATTACCATCACCAACTTGTAAATCTGCAATTGATGCAAATCTTTGACCTGCATTAACAACAATACCCATTAAGTTTAATAAAGTTGCAGAAGGCTCTTTAAATGGCAACATCATAAATGAATCTTTTAAGTTACCACCTGGAGCATCTACATCTCTAAACTCACCGGGTTGAATTGATTGTGCGTCGTCTCTAATCCTAATTCCACGCATCTTAAATCCTGCGGGTAAGTTGGAGAGCGTACCCGCATCCAATAATTGACGAAGAGCTGCAGTTGCAGTTCTAGACAGACCACCAATCATATGGATGAGACCGAAACCATAAAAACCTAGTCCAGGTAAAAACTTAAAGTGGACAAAGTAATCTATTTTATTTTTTTTCGGATCCCCAATTTCATAATTTCTTTTAATTGATAAAACGTTTCTTGTCGCTTCTTCAACTGTTACAATGTAAGGTATCTTAATTCCAGATGGCTCACCTGATTCATCGGTATCTTCAAAGCCTTCAATATCTAAATTAATGTGACACTCTAACAAAGTATAAACGTCATCATCTTGAGTTTTTCTTTGGCCTTCTAATTCTCTCTCTTTTTTCTCTACATCGTTTTCAACATTTCTTGGTTGGCCTAATTCTATATCTCTATAAAAGCCTGCGACTTGTTGTTTTCTTAATTCGTTTTTAGAAATTTTTACCCGATGGATGATTGCTTCCGCATCTTCTAATGAGGTAGCGGTGTATGGTACAATCAAATCATCTGCAGGTACAAACTTTGATGTTGGCTCTCCTTCAAGTTCATCATAATAAACTTTTTTAAAAGCCGATCCTGCTAAAGGTAAATAAAATAGCATTTGATCAAAGTCTGGCTCATAGTCTTTCATTTTCTCCATGAGTTCGTAATTCATAAAATCTTTAACTCTTTGAGCCTGTTGTTGTTTCTCTGGATTAGGTGCTCCAATCACAGCTGTTCTAACTGGGCCATCTGCTGGTAATAATTCTTTGTAAGCTAAAGCTTGAAACTGTGTAACAGCTTCTGCAAGAACTGGGTGAGTTGCACCACTTGCTCCTTGGAAAGGTTCCGTTTTCATATCGTATTTAAAACCTAATAAATCTAAACCTGTTGTATAAGTTCTCTCCCAATCTTTTCTACCCATTTGGTAGTCCATATATTTTTGAGAAAGGTCTGCTCCAATTTCTGATAATACTTGATCTGGTAAAAATTCTGCTAAGTTTGCGTAGTGTTCATCGCTACCTTCTGGTGAAGCGGCATTAGGATCAAAATTAATTTCAACTGAGCCATCTTCATTCTCGGTTGTCTCTACAGGCCCTGGTGCCTGTTGCTCTTCTACTGCAACTTCTTGTACTGTTTCTTGTAGGTCTTCATCACTCGGAAGTGTAACGCTGCCTCTTGGTCCTTGTGTTAAGGACTTGTCTATTTTGTCTGCCATTTGTTTTCTCCAATTCTACTGTTTTAACAGTATTATAATTAATATTCAAGCCCTGAGGCGTGGGTCCTGCTTCAGGCGCCAGGAGCCAGGTTTTAGGATATACCTGCGATTTGTTTCGCGTATTTGCCATATACTGGTCCTCCTTTTTGAAATCTAGGTAAAAGCTTTTGTTCTATAAAATCTGTAAATATTTTTTTATCTCCTTCATCAGTGATGACCTGATTTATAATATCTAAATAATCTCCAGCCAGTTTTAATTTTTCACCAGGGATTACTCCTTTTTCAGTTTCAATTTCTCCAACAGAACCCTCTACAAAACCTGCTTCTTTTCCAGGGGCGTACAAAGATACCTCACCAGTTTCATAATCAAATATTGCACCATGCAATCCACCTTTACTCATTCGAGGTAAATCGCGTGAGTTAGGACTTTTTTCAATAAATTTTTTAGCATCGCCTTCTGAGTCC